AATAAACCGTTCCGCTTGTCAGATAGCAAGGACTGTTGAGCGTTGGCTCGCTGTCAAAAGACATTGCGTCAAGTTTGCCTGCAAGCAATGACTTGACCGTAGTTTTTGTGTATGCATCTGTAATGCCGTATCCGTCAAGGGTTGTCGCCTTATCTGATTTTAAGGCAAGCAACTCATTAACTTCTGTTGTGCTTGCCTTTTTTGCAAGAGCCGTGTCAACATCTGCCTTGTCAGCTTTGTTTGCCACGCTGTTAATCAGTGTAAGTAACTCAAGCGACAACTTGCTTGCCGTGATTGCTTTTGCAATGATTTTGTCTGTGGTGATTGCGTCATTTGCAATCTTGCTTGCCTTGACCGAGCCGTCCCTCATATGGTCGGTTGTTATTACAGCAACATCGTCAGGGATAAGGTTGTCAAGCCTTTCGCCGACAGATTCATACTCACCTCTTGCCGTTTCAACTTCCGATTTTACTGCAGTCAAATCTGCCGTTGCGGTTTTGAGATTTTCTTCAACAGCAATCACTCCGTCTGTTGCCTGCTCAATCCCCTCATCCATGTGGTTGAGGTTGTCGGCAGTCAGCGGAGTTGCTGTTGAGGGAGTGTTCTCCCAGTTCATTCGTGTGTATTTGTTCAAAATTATTCTCCTTTCGCTGTGATTTTGTCTGTGAGTGCCTGTATGCCTGTAAGCTCTCTTGACAGCACATATGATGTCACGGTTGCGGTCTGCGGAGTGCCGTCAGCGTTATAGGCATAGTTGCCGTCAGCGTCGGTGACATAGTACTTCACCTTAACCATATCGCCCGGCTCAACCCACACTCTGCCGTCAAGAGTTACCTCAATAGGCATATAGCTTTTATGATGTATTCGCTTGCCTGTATCGCCTGAAAACAGGTTTTCAAACTTGTGTATCCAAGCACTGCCCTGATTATCATTTTCCTGCCATACAAGAATGTTATCAGTCAAGTCATAGGTTTTGCCGTTCGACACCTTGTAATTTCTTACTTTTGCAATTCTGGACGAGCCACCGACAGCAAAACTAATTGTTCCGTATGTACCGCTTGCTTTTTCATTCGCATTAAATGTTTCGTAGAAATCGTATACTTCCGCTTTGGTTGTGTCGGTTTCAAGCTTGACAAATTCAAATGAACCGCCTTTTCGAGAGCCACTCGGTTTACACATTGCAAACACACCGAGCATTTCGGCAAGTAATGCAAACAGTTTACCGTAGGTGATTTTCTCCGAATCATCTCTCCACACTTTGTTATACAATTTCAAATTTCCGACTGTTAGTTTTTCAGCTGTGTTGATTGTTTCGTTTAATATTTCATCTGCATAAAACGCAACCCATACATCGTAAGTGTCTGACCCTTTGATTTTTCCTACTAAACTTCTTATTTTAACAGTTATAAAAGAAAGGACTTCCGATACTGTCAACTCTTGATTATTGTTCCAGTAACGGAGAATTTCATTTGTTGCGTCCTCATCATACAACTGTGAAATAAGGTCATATGCTGTAACAGAAATCTTGTTACAATCATTCTTATCAACTGTTGCGGAATCAATAACACCGTTGAAGAGTGTCCAACTCTGCGTTAAAATTTTTCTGTCAGGGTACATATTCGTAGTGGGATAATTGTATTTAGCAGGATACAACTGAGATTTATTTGGATAAGTCTGTGTAAGTTTTATTCTTATCCAACATCCTTTGAGCTTTGAAGGTGTAAAAGTACGGCTCGTTGTATTCAGCAGAGTTATTTTAAATTCAGAGGCAATGCAACCACCGAATTTGAGCCTGTTCTCATCGCAAATTGACTGTTTAAGGCTCATACTTTCGCTTTCAATGTTAGTTTCGGTGATTGTTGCAAATTCGCCGTCAGGGAATACAATTTCAAGTTTGTTTGAAATCAGGTTGTTGATAATCTGCTGTTTCAGGGATAAATCGGTAATATCGTTTTTCATATAACTCACCCCCTTAATACTCAATGAAGGTGAAAGTCACGGCATTGTACTTAACATCGTTCTTGGTGATAGCCTTGACCTGATAGGTTATATCGGGCATATAGGCTGTCATAGTGCGGTATGTAAGAAGTTCATCGTCCCAATATTCAACACGGAGTTTTCGCTGTTGGGAGTTATCCCACGAGCTGTTTAACACACTGCGGATTGACTGCATATCGGCAAGGCTGAGCTTATCAACGGTTGTGAACTCAATTTTCGACTTGTAATTCGGCGAAGTTGTTCGGTGCAGAAGATTGTTGCTGTCACGGTATGCCTTGATTTCGGTTCTCTGGAGCGGAGTGCCGTTGTAGTTATCCTTTGCAATAAGCTCGTGCGGAAACAGCTTACCGCTCTTAGGGAACCTTATTAAATAACCTTTAAAATTTGCCATGTCATCATCTCCTAACCTAACGCACCGACACCGTGACGCTTTTTGACTGCGTTGTTGCGTTTTACAATGTCGTTAAAAATCACTTCACCGTCAAGATTTACAGTAAGGTTAATGTCACCGCTGTCACCTGTTGAGCCTATCTCTGCCATAGCCTCAATAAGTGCCTGTTTGATAGTTGAAATCGGCGAAACAACCTCAGCCTCACGCTTGTTATCACCGAGTACGGCAAGAAATTCACCGTAATTTGCCGGAACAACCGTGCCTGTGGCAAGTCGGGGAACTGTAATGTTAGGCAGTCCGACATTGCCGTTTACGCTCCCTAATGCTTCATAAGCAATCTTTGCCGCTGTACTCATTCCGCCTGAAATAGCACTGCCGAGGCTGTTAAATGGGTCGATAAAGTTGTTGAGAAAGTTTTGAACAACACCTAAAAATCCGTTCATAGGCTTTTTAACAGCTCCCTTGATCCCCTCAAAAGCATTTGAGAAAACGCTTGAAATCGGGTTGATATGCGTTGAAATAAAGTTAAGCATTCTTGCAAGCGGATTTTTTAAGGCGTATATTCTGTCGCTGATACCGTTTGCAAGTCCCTGCACTGTGTAACCGCCTCTTTCATACATTTCTGTTGACGGGGAATGAATTCCCATCGTGGTATCATATTCTGAAAGGACAAGAGAAGCAAGACCGTTACTGTTTGTGACAAGTGCGCCTTTGTATGCGTCTGTACCCTCAACAAGACCGAGAACCGTGTTTTTACCTGTATCTTTTGCGGCTTTTTGCAAATTGTTCAAAGATTTCCACTGCGAATTTTGAACATCCGTTGTACTGATAAGACCTGCATTGTAAGCCATAAGAACAGCAGCGGCATCTGAATAGTTGCCATTAACAACCTTTTGTACATCTGTAAGGTCATCACCTGTCATAGTCAGTTTGTTCATAGCGGCAACAGCTTTGTTCACCGAACTTGTAGCACTGTCAAGGGATTTTGTTTTGTTCTGAATATTCTCGTAGTATTCAACACCCTCTTTCCACAAGGCATCGTTTTTATCTCCACCGCCAAAATAGTAATTTTCAAGAGACTGCATACTTTTGCCGTTTTTTTCGAGCCACTTTTTCAGTTTCTTTTGTTCATTCTCAAGATCTTTTTTCTTATTGTTATAATCCGATTTTGCACTACTATATTTTTTTGACGCAAGAATTCGCTCTTTGCTGTTTTCAGAAGATAATTCAGCCAATGCGGCACTGTTTGCAAGCTGTTGGTATTTATCAATTGTACTGTCAATAACCTTTTGTACCTCGGCTAAATCACCATTTAAGTGTACTTTGCCGTCAGCACTGACCGTAACATACTGATTCCACACATCGCTGAAACCGTCAACATTGTTTTTAAAATATGTAACAATGGTTTCAAGTTGCGCCTGCTCTTCCGGACTAAGTGTAGCTTTCTGTAACAGTTCATCAAGTTTCTGTTGGTAACTGTCAACAAGCGTGTTATCGGCATACAAGCTGTCCATTCGTTCAAGAGTGTCTGACAAATTATCCTCAATGCCTTGTGTTGTTTCATCAAGCCTTGATTTTATACCGTCAATTTCATCGGCAAATTTTTTAGCTTCGGAATTACTCCAAACAAGCTGATTATATACAGTAACTGCAGTCACAAGTCCGGTGATGGCACCGGCAATGGCTAATATTGGATTTGCAGAAACAGTTGTCAAAAATAACTTTATAGCATTTTTGACTTTATCAATTCCGCTTGCAATAGCCTGTCCTGCCTTGAAAACAACAACAGCTGTACCGACTGCAGTAATGCCGCCTGCAATAGCATACAAGGTTTTGTCACTGATAGATTTAACTATTTGGCTCAACAGTTTCAACGCTCCTGCAAGAGCTTCTACAAGTTTCGGGACTGCTTCTTCAATCGCCCACTTTGTGAGCGGAAGAAGAATATTCTTGTATGCCTGTTTCAGTTTATCCCCGCAGGCTTTGAGCAAATCTCTGAATGCCTGTCCGAGGTCGGCAACGGCTGATACGAGCGGTGACAAATCAAGACTTTCAAGCCATTCAAGGCGAATCTCTGACATATCGCTCAAAAAGCTCGTGATATCTTCAACAATGCCAAGGATTGCTTCCCAAATCTTTTTGCCCGATTCGTTTTTGTCCCAAGCCTGTTTGATTTTAGTCCGCAGAGTTTTGGTGTAGTTGTTGCAGTTTTTGATGATATTCAGAATATTAGTCCAAATTCTCTCACCCGTGCCGTTATTCCAAACCTTGCGGAAATCCTCTGCAATCGTGTTTACAAGTTCAAGCAAGCTGTTCCATTTGTCGGTAATGGATTGAACAACTGCGTCACCAAGTCCTGCCTTATTCCAAGCCTTTGTAAACGCTCCCGAAATATCACCGATAATGTCAAAAACATTTTTCAAAAGCTGTTTGATGTTTCCGATAATCTTTTCGCCTGTGCCGTTTTTCCACACTCTCTTCCACGATTCGCCGATTGAAACAAAAGCATTTTTCAGATTATTCAAAGCTCTTTTAATGCTGTCAAAAACCTTGTTTGTACGCTTTTCAATCGCTGTTGCGGCAGTATCAAGTGCGTTGACTGCGGCTTTAGATGATTTCTTTGTGGGGCTGTTTACTGCTGTGCTGTCATCTGATGAACTGTTTTCAAGGCTCATCACATTGAGCCTGTCAAATCCTTGAAGATTGTCTTTAATTTCCTTTGTCTTTTTCGATGTTGTGGCAAGTGCAGAGTTTGCACTCTTTGTTTCATCGGTGAGGTCTGTCATTTCAGAGCTTGCGGAATTTGCGGAATTGTCGGTTGCAGATGAATAGCCGAAAACCTGTTCCGTAAAGCTTTTGAATTTTTCCGTTGCAACATCTAATTTTTCGATAAAAGAATTAAGATTTTTCAACAGCGGAGAAAACACATTGATAAGTCCCTGACCGAGTGTTGCTTTCAGGCTGTCAAGTCGGAGCTGTAAAATTCTTGTCTGATTCGCCCAACTGTCCTGCGTTCGAACAAAGTCACCCGTCGCATTGGCGAGCTGGTCTTGAACAAACTTGTAACGCAATGTTACTTTTTCGGCTTCGGTCATTTTGGCTGTGGTTTTGCCGTAACCGTTTGCAAGAGCATAGCTATCAAGTGCGGTCTGCGTCATTACGATGCCTAAATCTTTTAAAGTTTCGGTTTCGCCCGAAAATACAGATTTAAGTTTTGTGTAAGCTTCGTCCTGTCTGATGTTGTAAAATGAAGCGACATCGCCTGCAAGTCCTGTCAGCGTGGTCGACATATCATAGGCTTCTTTCTCTGTAAAACCGAAAGCCTCAGCCATTGAGCCGAAAGTACCGACATACCGCTTTGCCATTGTTTCGGACAAACCAAAAGAATTAGCTGCACTTTTTGCCCACTTGTCAACCTGTTTGGTCATTGCCGGAAAAGTAACATCGACAACATTCTGCACCTCTGCAAGGTCAGAACCAAGCTCAATACACTCTTTGCCGAAATTTGTAATTGCATAAGTGCTGAAAGCAACAGCGGCAATCTTTGCAAAGGTCTTAAGCTGATTTTTTACCTTTTCGATTGATTTGGTAACAGTAGTATTAACCTGTGCCAAACCACCGTTAAAACCCGATGTATCAAGTTTCGTGTCAAAATTCAGATAACCGTCAACCGCCATATTTTCACATCCTTTCATTTAAAAATGGGCATAAAAACAGCGCACACCGTTATGATGTACGCTAATAAAATTTTGCAAAAGAACAGCCACCCCGTTTGGAGTGGCTTTTTTTGTTATTGTAATACTATTGAATCAATTATTGCCGATAACAGAGTTTCATCTTCCTCTGAAATAGGCTCGGTTGAGGAATAAGAAAAATTGTATGCACCGTCATTCCATAAAAAAGCATAAGTGTGTGCATATACACCTTCCATTTTATACGAAAATTCTATTCCATAACACGATGCTATTTCTAAATATTTTTTGCTGGATAATTCAAAGTCCCTATCACCTTTCATTCCCTCCACAATACTATCTAAAAGTTCATTAGCCTGCGATTCGGTATATAAAAGAATATCGTCACTCAATTCCGTATAACTTACAAGAAGATTATCATTTTCTGGACTTTTGTGATTAAAAATCAATCCGCTTGTACCTTTTGTTTCAAACTGTGACGGAGTACAGTATTTAATATCTTTTAAGGTGTTTTCGATAGCTAAATCGTACTCTGCCTTTGTTGTTTCTTGCACCGTTGTGGGAATTTCTGTCGTCACAGGTTCAGTGGTTTCAACCTTTATATCGGTGTTTGAACTGCTTTCCGCTGTTGTACCGCAGCCAACAAGCGATACTGCAAAAACTGCGGTTAATGCTAACGCTATGAGTTTTTTCATTGTTTATCCTCCTAAATGTTAAAACAATATAGTTTTTATTTAATCATACACTAACATTTAGAGAATGTCAACAATATGTGATAAGATACTACACTACACGAGCGAATTTATGAAGTCAAGTTCCTCTTTATCTTCTGCTGTGAATTTGGGCTTTAGGTCGATAAGTTCTTTATGTTCATTGTAGAAATCCCGTTCGGTTTTGTCGAGCTTCTTATGCTTTGCCTTTTTGGTGCGTATTGAAATCACCTGTGTAAACAAACCGTCACCCACTTCATTGAACAAGCCGAGAAAAGTCCACCAATGCATATAATCGACTGTGCGTGTTTCCACTCCTGCAACCTTATTGAGAGCAGGGAAGATGATGTGTCCGTCCTGTTCCCAATCAAGCACGCGAACGGGGAGCTGTTTGCCCTGCGGAATATCTCCGCCGTCAAGATACCAAGTTGCCCTGTCAAGTGCCTTTTGATAATTTTCGGGAATTTCCTTGTAAAGGCACTCGACACACACTCGGCATTTTTCAAAATCGTTCAGTTCATCATCTGCATAGGCTTTGAAAATCAGCAGAGCAACACGAAAATCGGAATTGATTTCATAGCTTTTGCCGTCAACCTCAAGGCTTTTCGGCAGTAATTCAATCACTTTTTCACCTGTGAAGTGTATTTGCCGACTTTCTCATCGGAAATTTTCTGTGCTGATTCAAAATCAGTCTGCATAACAGGAATAAGCACTTCAAGGAAGTTTTCAAAAATCGGCTTACCGCCCACAAGCGAAAGACAGTTAATTTCGCCAAAGGCAACCGTGCAGACATCCGAACCGAAAATGTAGTTAATCTGCTCTCTGATATCCCTGTCGCACTCGGTGATAAGCTGAATTGCGTCCGTGTTTTCGGCTTTTTCAGCGTTTTCATACTTCTTCTGAATCTGCTCAATGCTCTTGACCGCCTCGTTAAGCCTTGCAAGAATGCCCACATCCGTGGTATTGATACGGATTACTGCATTTTCGTCATCGCCAATCTGATACTCCTTGTAACCTCTGTCAAAAACAAGTTTCTGCATAAATCAATCCCTCCCCAAAGATTAAACCGTTGCGGTAAAGGTCGGCACTTTCTTCTCAATTGTAGCCGTACCCTGCTGTCTGTCGCCGTTGAATGCGATATTGAACGGAATGTTCACACCGCCCTGAGCACCGCCGTAGGACTGTGGCTTTACGATACAGGTTTCAGTCCAAGCGTCATACGGACCTGTCTTCTTATCAACAAGGACTTCAAGAATTGCAGTCTTGCAGTCGTCGCCTGTAAGGCGGTTCATTGCAATATCCTTAATCTTTTCGTAGATTGCATCGCCTGTGTTTGCGTAATAAGTGTCTGCGTCAATTGACGGTTCATAGCCGTTATCGTTTACAACGGTTTCATCAAGAATGTTCTTGACTGTTTCTGTGTCGGGGTTAAGTTCAACCGACATATCCTCGATGTCACGACCAATCAAAAACCACTTAGGACTTTCGCCTGTGCCGAACGAAGCGTCAATAAAGTGCATTAGGTAGCTTCTTTTGAGTTTACCGATATCGGGTGTTGTTGCCATAATTAAAATTCCTCACTTTCGATTTTGTAATCTGCGGTAATTTGTAACTGATACATTACATTACCGATTAAATTGCTGTCGGGTATGTCATAAAGCATACCGTTTGAACAGGTTATTTTTGTGAGCGTACCTGCAAGCTCATTGTTGCCAACCGTTACGGTCAGCGTTTGCCCATTCGCCTGTTTTTCAAGCCACAGCTGTAACTCGTTAATAAGTCCGCTGTTGGCAAGGCGGTCATAGTCATTAACCGACTGATAAACAGCGTACAAGATGAATGTGTGCTGTCGCTCCTGATTACCGAGAACATCGGATTTAATCAGCATGTCGCCTGTCGGAGATAAGCCGTAGCTGTCGGTGTCGGGGGTTGTGTAGTCGATATGCAGAACATCGTTCAGCTTTGGAAAGCTCATCACAATGCTCCGCATAAGCTCAATTATGTTCATTCTGCCGTGCCTCCTGCCACTTTGGCAGCACCCTGTAAAATCTCTTTTTTACGGTCGGCTTTCATTCGTTCAAACCACATCTTGCCGGCAAGAGGGTGCTTTGCCCGAGAATAAACAAGCATTTTGCCTGTTGGGTGTTTCTTCTGTCCTTTAGGGCTGAAATAGCCCACAACAACACCGTTTTCCTTAATCGGGATATTAGGACCGTAAACCTTGCCGTAGTAGAGATACCTCGCATACGGTGTGTTCTGATGAATTTCGCCCGAGCCTATAACCGTTGAGAGGGTTGCCGACTTTTCAAGCACACCGTTTCTGAACGGTGTATAGGGTTTCATCAATCGTAAAACCGTGCTGTCAACATACTTTTGCACCTTTAACACATCGGCATTTTTGCGGACTGCAAACTTTTTATCCCAGAGGAAAACTGCCGTACCGTTTTTTGACTTGATGACAAAATCGGGCGGTTGAACAATCTTCATACAATCACCTCGCCGAAATTTTGATGTGCTGTAAATCGGTTATGCCGTAGAGCTTTTCATCAATCGACATAACCGCATAGCACCTGTGTTTTTGCTTTAGCGTTTTAAGGCTCTGTGACACGCTCTGAGGGCTTGAATTATCAAAGGTAAAATTACTTTTGCCCTTAATAATAATGTCCTGTGTGCTGTTCTGAGGTGTGCATAGCTGACCTGCAAAAAGGTTTTCGCTCGGCTTTAAAAAGTCGGGCAAAAGCCCTGCGGATTCAATCGAGATATACACCGTCACGCTGTCAGCGTTCTGCATTCCGCTTTTAAGCACATTGCGAGCCTTGTTCTCCTGCCTATGACATTCGGGAATGAAATATCGGTCATAACCTGAGCCGTTGAATCTGTAGATTGTACAGGAGCTTTCAGGGGTAATAATCATCTGCGACCACCTCTGTACAGCAAATCGGTGTCGGCAAGATACTTGTAAATTGTGTGTCTGACAGCCTTTTTATGGGCGGTTTTACGCTCTTCTTCGGACACATAGCTTACGGATTCATCACCGACGCTTGCAGATGAAATTCCTGAATTTGCGGACTGCTTTTCATCGTTATATACAAGCTCTGCAAGCTCACAACAGCAGAGTTTTACGCTTTTGGGAATATTGCTTTCGTCAACATTTTCACCTGTGTATGCCTTAATGAGCAGGGTTGCAGAGCGTGCATAATAATCAAAGGCGGAAACAATGACCGCCTTTCTGCCACAGAGATATTCAGAGATGTAATAGCCTTCATCGGCATAAGCGGTCATAGTAACACTCCTTATTTCTTAATTCTTGCAAGAACAACCTTTGACTGGTCGGAAAGAGCAACAACATAATGCTTGTCGGCTGAAACATCTGTCTTTCTTGAAAGAGATACTCTGTCAGCCTCCACATTTGTGTCACGCTTTAAATATACGGTAATTGCCGCTGTATCGTCCTCTGTTTCCTCATCATTTGTGAGTTTAACAATCGGATTTGAATAGCACGGGACAGATACCTTTGTTACCTTGTCGCCAATCTTTACAAGAGGCATTGTTTTCTTGACCTCTTCAAGATTTGAAGCTGTTACGGCTGTACCACTTTCGTCAGCTTTGTACCACTCGTTCAAGAGCGGAACTTTTCTTGTAGGCACAATTCTTGTGTTTGCAATCTTGCCGATTTCGCCTGACATCATAACCTGATTAGGGTACTTATCGGCAGAAATAAAGTCGCTGTCTTTGCGAAGCTGTGTAACCTGCTTTGGGTTTACAAACATAACCTTGTCTGTGTTTGCCTCTTCATCGAAAAGGTCAATAGCTTCAACAACTGAATTGTACTTGATAATTGAGCCTGAACCGTCATATGCAAGCTGTGCGGTCTGAAGTGCGTCCATTGCGTCATTGTCAACCTTTGAAGCAATTGCCTTAGCAAGCTGATTGTTAGCTTCGCCGACAGGGTTGCCGTAACCGCTTAATACTGCTTCATCCGTAAGCTCAACGGCTTTCATTGCCTTTTTTACAGTTGCCTTTGTGGTGCTTGCTGTGAGCTTTACAGTTTCAGCCGCAACACCCTCGGCAACATCTACGGCGTCACCAATGTAAGCATACTGCGGAACCGTGATAGTATCGCCCGGCACACCTGTAAGGGTTGTATCAACCTTTGCAAACGGAGCAATAACAATCTTATTCGGGATTTTCGCTGAAATCATATCAGCCATAACCTCGGGGTCGATAATGTCAGAAATTTTTGTTACCTGATTTGGCATAATTTAATCATCCTTTCAACTGTTCATATTTCTGTGGGTCACTCTTTTTTAGATTTAAACGCTCGCTGTAACCCATTTTTGCGAACATTTCCTTTGTAATTCCTGTCGGGATAGGATTTCCCGTGTCCTTAACAGGATTCTGAAAAGGCTCATCCGTTCCGAACATATAGCCGTTTTCGGACTTAACCTGTTCGAGAGCCTTTTTGATGTCATCTGCCTGATTTTTAGATGTTTTCAGGTTTTTAAGGTCAAGCAGAGCCTTGACAGCCTTTGAGTTTCTTGCACCGCTTTCCGAAATTGCACCGTCAAGCACGGAGTTAAATTCCATATCCGCAATCCTTGTCTGATACTCGTTTTCCTTTGTTTCAAGTTCGCCGTTGAGCTTTTTGATTTCGCCCTTGAGCCCGTCCACATTGACACCCTCAAACTTTTTGAGTGCAGTCTGTGCAGTTTCAAGCTGTGACTTGTAGTTGTCCCTTGATGTGCGGAGCTTTTCAACCTCTGACACGGTTTTGTAATTATCTGCAAAGGCTTTTTCAAAGTCTACCTTTTTATCTTCGGGAACTGTAAAGCCGATTTCGGAGAGAAGTGTGTGTATATTCTTCATAGTAAATCCTTTCTGCATAGCTTGTATTCCGCTTTGCCTGCGGTAGAAATTCAGCCGTTATAACCCACGGCAGGGTAAAATAAAAGCACCTATGCAATCAAATGCAAGGGTGCTTAATCTGCTGATTCTGTTTTCTTTGTTCTCGGCTTTTTGGGAGCGTCAGACTTGACCTCTTCTGCAAAGCCGCCGTTAATGAGTTCCTTTGCTCTCTGCTCGGAACATTCAAAAACTTCATTCACAGGACGGGTTACATAGCCGTTCTGCCTGTCGTTAAATGCTGTTGTTACTCTGATTTTCATTCTGTCACCACCTTTCTAAACCGGTCGAAATCGACAGGTTTAAATGCAAAAAAAGCACTCTGATTTCTCAAAGTGCTGATTTGATGTATTAAGTTTTTCAGTCTGGAACAATAATCATATGTCGACCTGTTTTTTTGAAATAATAATTATCAAGTTTTTTTACTTCATCTTTTATCTCTATAGGAGCGTCATCATTAATTATTCTTTTTCCTCTGACAAGGTGAGAATACTTCATATATTTAAAAAAAGAATCCGTCAAACTAATCAACTCCTCGAATTATTCTTGCCACTCGCTTTGAAGGTGCCCTTGCTTTTTTTGTCATACTTTCAGCTATACATTCGGAAATGAACTCGTCAAGTGTTGTAAATCCATATAAAGAAACATCTTCAGGATTTACTTCTTCCATTATGTCTATGATTTTCTCAAGTTTATCATTCCACAATGGGTCATTCAACTTATGTTCAAGCTGTATTGCGTGACCTATTTCGTGTCTAAAAGTATGCAAAGGATGTGCCGAAGACCATTCACCTGATTTTTTCATTTTTTGGGCTTTTTGTTCGTGTTCAGACAACGCATTTTTCTTGTTGGCAAATCTCAATAATAGCTCTCCGGAATTATCATAAAATGCACCATAGTCTGTTGAATTTTTAGAATTAAGTACGCCAACACTTGAAATCGTTGTTATCTCACCGAACTTTTCTTGCATTGCTTCAAACTCGGTATTAAAAGCATTTTGAACTTTTTCTGTAACACCCTTTTCAAATTTTATTATACCACTGTTTTCGGTTTTTGCAACATCTTTGCGTATAATTTCAGCGTTGTTTTTCGGTGTACTGCTATCCGAAATACGGCGAACAGCTTCACCCGAAATTTTATTAACACTCTCTGCCTTTTTCGGGAGTTTTGAGCCTAAAGCATTTTTGCCGTCAACGGTTACTCTTTCCCATTGCTGAGGGAGGTTCATTGCTTTGGAAAACTTTACATATTCGTCCTGCCTTTGAAAGTATCTGACCTTTGCACCTGTGATTGTGTCATAGTCTGCACCGCCCTGTATGAGCAGTTCAATCTTCTGACGGTCGGCACGCATTGCAGTTTCAAGCTGTCTTTGCCTCTGCTGTGCCTCATATGCCGTGTACTCTTTGCCGTTATACTCTTTCGGGGTGTTCTCTTCCTCGTTCATACGGTCAAGTTCTTCTTCGCTGTATGTCGGGGTATCAATGCCCTTGATAAACGGCGAATAGCTGTGATAGCAATTCGCACCGCAAAGACCTGTTACTGTACCAAGACCACAGACTGTTTCAAGCTTCTTTTTGCTGTACACTCTGCCCTGCCACACCTGATGTGTCGGTCTTGCACCACGGTGATAGCTGACCTCGAAATATTCCGTGCCGAGCTGTTCGGCGTTGTCCTCGTTGACCTTTGCGACAACCTGATTAAAGCCTGTCATCAACGCCCTGCGTGCCGCCACATCAACACGATTGCTCCAACCGCTTGCATAATCAACGGTACGCAATCCGCTGTCGGTCATAGCTTTAACCGCTTTTTTAAGGACTGTGTTATAATCAACCGCACCGCTTGCAATCTGCATAAGTCCGTTGTCAAGAGTGCGTTGGTAAAAGTCCGCAAGCGGAGTAAATGACAGCGTATTGTCGGCATTTCTCACGGCGAATCCGAGTGAGCCTGTAATGTTCCTGTACTCCGATTTTGTCTGATTTTTGACTGCCTTTACAAGTTGTTGCAACTGTTTATTTTCTGCATAAGGAATATACTCTTTGCCCTTGTCTGCATAAAGCTCCTCATTTCTTGCATATCCCGATTTCACGACTTCATCATAGATTCTATCAATTTCATCGTCAGACACATTGAGCGTGCTTTGAATAAGGCTGTCTATTTCATCCTTACTCACGCCCAATTCATACAAGCGGTTTATCTGCCAATCGGCAGCAGAGGTTATCTCCTCACCGTTAGCTTTCAAACGCTCCGTAAGGTCGGACATAATATTTAACTGTAAACTGCGGTACAGCTGTTCCATAGCCGATGGCAAAGCCTCAATTTCAGTCGGAGTGAACATTATTCGATAACCTCAGAGGACTGCGGAAGATTCTTTTTTGCTGTCTTTTCGTCCTCTCCATACCACTTCATACGGTACTCATCAGGTCGCATAATACCAAGGTTTAAGTCCTGAATATCCTGCTTGCGTTCGGTTTCTTCATCGGTCAGAATACTGTCCTTGAAATCGCATACAAACGAATAACCGCTTGTTGTCAGCGAATTGTAAAAGGCAAGAGCATACACCAAATCATCAAGGCAATAGCGAAGCTGTTTCTGAATTGCCGACACGGTATTGTACTTTCTGTCCTTAGCCGACTTAATCTCCGTAGCAGTCTTTGCAACTGTTTCGGGGTTTGAAAGGTCACCGTATGCAAGACCGACCGCAAATTCAATCATACGCAGATATGTATTCAAGCCGTCCGTAATGTCGGACTGTCGGAACGCAGGCGAAAAGTCCTTGAACAGTTCTTCGTCGCCCAAATCCACATCAACGGCACGGTACAAACGCCTGTTAAGTCTGTCGGCTTTGCCGTCCTTTAATGCGGCAGAATCAACATGAATCGCACGCTCTCCGCTTTCAAATTCCCAGTCAAGCCGTCCGAACTGCATATCGGCTTTCTGAATGATTTCAAGTCCGCTGTCAAAAATCGACATACCGCATGATGAGCCGTCAACCGTGTTTTTAATCGGCACTCTGAAATAACCGAACGCAGGTCTTTTCATATCGGGGTATGTGACCGCAGGCGGTAAGTCTGCCCACTCGTCAATGACAGCGAGAGGAATTTCAGTACCGAGAACCTCGGATGATGACGAACGGTAAGCCGTGTTAGTAACAGTCAAGCCCTTGTCCTTGTCAAGGCTGTGATATTCAAGCCTTGTGTAGTAGTTGTCACCGATTTTCTTAAATTCGGGGAAGATGACCTTTACAAGCCTGTGCTTTGCGTCAAACTCAATCGGCACAAAGGCATTTGCAGAAATGTACTGCACCTTGTCACCGCCCAAAGGCTTGATAACCATAGCACCTGTTGCAAGACCTGACTGTAACTCCGAATTAAGCTCCTCGGTTGCAGTTTCAAACAATTTTGACAGGGTTTCATTTGAGATGTTCACCGTCATTTCATTAAGTGTAATGTTCGCAAATTCTCTTGTAATCGACTGTTCAAGCCTCAAACTGATGACATTTTCATCAAGCCACGGAGCTTTGCCGACATAACAGTTTTGCCATATGCCGATAGCCTTTTGCATTTCTGCCGTAATCGCAAGCCGTAAATTAAGCGCCTGCCGAATATTTTCAAGCGGAAACATTCGCCTCCACACTCCTTTCAAAAAATCTATAAGTCCCATTATTCACCTCTGCGTTTCCATACTCTGTTCATTGCATATCTGACAGCGTCAATATGGTGGTTGTCCTTATCGGGATAACCGCTGATAACATTGCCGTCCTTATCACGCTCGTATTCATAGTCGAGAAACTCCTGTGCAGTATGCGGACAGCGTGTGTTATCAATCACAATCTCCCGTAAAGACTGCAACCACTTCATCGAGTAAACAACCGAACCGGGTCCTTTTTCTGCCGAACGAGCCATTAAACCGTCAGCCCTGTAATCGCCGACTGACTTCTGTTCTGCACTGTCGCAGGTAATCAAATCATTGCTTGTAACTCCGTGCTTAGTTCTGAGCAATTCGGCTGTTTCTCTGTTGCTTTTTTTGTTGCAATGTTCCTCGTCAAAAATAATGAGCTTGTGTTGACTTGGAATATAAGTCATACAATCATAGGCAAACGGATCAGGATACCAACCCCAGTCAACTCCTCTGTAAAATCTGTCAAAGGTCTGAATTTCGTCATCTGTGACCTCACGAATAACAACATTGTCAAATACATTGCCGCCTGTGCCGTTAGCAATGCCCATATACTCGTTTTCATAGGCGGTAGGGTTTGTTTCTTTCAAGAACTCTGCGTCATCTATAAACGGCTTTCCGAGCCATTTTGACGGTACTGCAAGATATGTACTCTCAATAACAAGCCTGTCTTGACGGGGAATTTTAACATACTTGTTTGCCCAGTTCTGTGCAGATTTCGGAGGGTTGAACGATTTAAATTTAAAAGCCGTGTCACCGCCACGGATCACCGACTGTTCAATCTTTCTGACAGCTTCCTCGCCCGTGAACTGGTCAAGTTCTTCAAACCACACAACGCCGATATAGCCGAACGGTACTTTGATTGATTTAATCTTGCCCGGATCATCTGCTCCACGGAAGTATATTTTCTGTCCTGTGCTTACCCTCGTGATTTCGAGAGGTGACACGATGCAGTTAAATTCATTTTCAAGACCGAGAGCAGAGATTGACCACAAAATCTGCTGATACACCGAACTGCGCAGAGTGTCGGCTACCTGACGAAAAATACAGGCGTGCATATCCTCGTTCTTCATAAGCAAATCAATAACATTCAGACTGACGAAAGACGATTTTGTTGAACCTCTTCCGCCGGGGAAAACATATTCCGAATGTTCTTTACCCTCAATATCAAAAAGCACCGACGAAAACGACGGTGCAACCATATTAGCCGGTATTCCTTTGTACTCCGAACCGTCACTCTTTGGCGGTTCAGCCTTTTTGCGTTCAATGTCGAGATAGGCATTGTCGAGCTTGATTTTATGATTTTCAAAAACATTGTCACGGATAATATTTCTTAATTCTTTAATGGAATTAACATCACCTGTTTTAGCCTTTTTGAGAAGTGCCGCATTTACAACGAGCAAATTATTGACCAAATCTTCGTCAATCTCATCAACATTAACTCCCATATCAATAAGCATTTCCCAGTCGGCAGGAGTGTTGGCAGGCAACGAAAGTAACATATCCATAACCTGTTTCATACTCTTTTTACGGCGGCGTGACTTGCCCGAAGCCTTACCGCCCTTTGCTCCGTTTTTCACGGCTTCATCACGGCTTTGGTCAGATGTAAACGGTATTAAATTTTTCTCATTGGGCAATCACCTCACCTCTTTTATCTGATTTTCCCTCACAACACAAAACCGCCCTCGGGGTGAGAGCGGTCTGTGCGATTTTTTATCTTAGGAGAGTTCTACATATGTCCTGTTTGTCAAACTTTCATAATACCATTATACGCAGGGTAAGGGTGACATTCAATGACATTTCAAAATAATTTTACGAGAAATCGAACTTTTTTCGGAACGCCTGTAACGCTTCGCCGTGCAATCTCAGGGTATGCCTTACGCTCATTTCCATACTCTCGGCAATATCCTCCCACCTCTGACAATTTATGTAATACTCGGTCAAAATTGCAATGTAACGGTAATCGTCAAGTGCGTTGATTTTACTGCGGATTTCAGTTTTCAACCGCACAAGATTGTCAATTTCCCGATTGATTTCAGCCTGAAGGTCTGCAATCCTGTCAACAATCCGCATAGGGTCATTCACTCCTGATGTCTTAACAGGCTCGTTCTGCTTAACCGATACCTGTGCAATATTCAGCCTAAGTTTTGACAGCTCGTGTTCTTTCGTTCTGATCAGCTTATCCGAAACCCTGACCGAATATAAATAATCTTTAACCGTCAATCGTTGTCCGCCTCACTTTCAAGCCATTTTCTAATAATTTCTTCATTTTCAAGACAAGGAGCATCACAATTTTCGCAATAACCGCAAACTTTAATGTGTCAAGCATAATATCAAGCATAAAATGTGTCATTTGCTCTTTACTCATTGATTTGATTTTTTCAAAGTTTGTCATTGTGTTCACCGTCCTACAAGTTCGGGATTGTCGTGAATATTGCCGATAACTTCAATATCTTTTGAACGATAGTATCTGCCTAACCTCTCAAAGATTGAATTATACACAAATCCAAATTCAGTTTCATCAACATCGTACTGAACGATTCCATAGTCGTCATCATCCGAGCGGTAAAGAAAATCAATGATATCTCCTTCAAAAATTTTTGTGCCGTGCTTATCAACCATACCCGTGTACTGCCCGACTGTGTCAGCGTCAATATGCCATACATTTGAACTATTATTTTTGTACGGCTCTTGAATTACCAAACCTTGGGGTTCAATGCTTAAAAAGCCGTACTTCCATTCGTTTCCGAATTTTCCTCTGAATAATATTTCTCTCATCATTTTTCACTCTCTTTACCTGTTTTATTTTGCTTTTCAAAGTAAAATTCAATTGGATTGTCCGTCTTTTGAATCAATCCGTACTTTACAGCTAATCGAAAAATAAAGACTTTTTCGAGCCTCGAAAGCAACTTACCCAATTCTTTTTTTAAATCTTCGACTGTCCTTGTTGACTTATAAAAATTGCACATTCTGCAAGCAGGATTATAATTTTCGATGTCATTCGCACCATTGTACCAGTACACGCTCTGTATATGGTCAACCTGCATGTCCTTTAATTCGAGTGTACAACCGCAGTACGCACAGCGGCCGCCGTACTTCTCGTAAACTTTAAGCCTTGTTGCTTTGGATATTGATTTTCTCTGACTCAACCAAATCACTCCTTAATCTATCTCTATTTCCGCGTTCAGATAACTGCCGCTGTCGATTTCATCTCTTAATTTCTGCCCGTAATCAATGCCGTTGTTTTTCAGAGCCATAACCTTGTCGAACTCTTTGTGCATTTTGATAGAGGCATATTCTACATTGTTTTTGTATTCTTCGGTGAACTCTTTTGCACCGTTCTTGACGCTTGCAATGTACTTCAAAGCTTCAAGATTCAGCTTATAAAGCCTTTTTGCACCAAAGCCAAAATGATGGCTTAATATAACCGAGGCAAGTTCAAGACCGTATCCTATGCCTACATCAAACATTTCACCTCTGATACGGTCATTATACTGCTTATTACGCACTTTCCAGTTGCTTTTCATTTATCACAACTCCTATTTAAATTTCTTTTTGTTTATCATACAAACATGTCCACCCCAAAGGGACCTGCCTAACATACGGACACTTTTTACAACAATAGACACATATGTATAAGCCTTTTTTTGAATATGGACATTTCCGTATGCTACATGGATGATATTCGTGATTACACTTTCGACAAACCTGCAATTTCATAATCAATCACCTAATTGCAGATATTTTTCAATTGTCTGCTTTGCTGATGTACTGCCATAACATACCTTTACGGCGTATCCGCACCGTGAAAGATTCTGCAACCATTTATCCTGATGTTCAGAAGTCTTATTGTTGCCGACTTTAAGCTCAATATATAAGCCGTGATATTTACCTTTTGGCACAGCAAGGCATAAATCCGGAACACCTGCCCTAACTCCTTGCCTTTTAAGATGTGCGGCTTCGGCTTTATCTCTTCTGCCACCATTTGGAACAGCGTACAGCATTGAAAGTTCAGGATGTATTTTCATTTGCACACATTTATCCGCCCATTTAATGAGTTTACATTGCTCCTGTGCTTCAGACATCATTTTCATTTCCTCTCGTAAAACGGTAATTCTTATTTTTATCGGCTTTAATAAAAATTTTCGGATTAGCCATTTCTGAAATTCTACTGCCTAAAGCCTCATCAATCTGCGAAATCTGTTCAAGTGATAATTCAGATGTTATGACAGTCGGCAATCCTTCATTGTATCTGTAATTGATAATCTTAAATGTAGCATTGACATCAGCTGTTGAGACAAAATCGCCCCTGCGAGTTTTAAAGAAATCATCAATGTAAAGAATTTCCGCTTGCTTATATGAATTTATGAGAGCTTCATACACCTCTAAATTACTCGATGCCTGCTTGATTTTGGTAATATCATCCTGCCAAAGCATATATTTAGGTGCTTTGCCTTTTTTGAGTAATGCTCCGACAATAGCCGTACATATATGTGTCTTTCCACAACCGGGCTGACCGCCGAAGAAGAACCAATCAGAGCATTTGTCAATGTACTCATATGCTTTATCTTTCACATATTTCTGCCAATCTGAGGTTGTCTTGTAACTTTCAAAAGTATATCGTTTAAGAAGTTTTTGAAGACCGCTGTTCTGCATTCTGTGAAGTTCATCTCGAATTTTCATACAATCACATTTGCAAGCAACCACATCATATGTAACCTGCCCGAAAGGCGTTTCGCCTGCCTTTACACGGTAAATATAGCCTCGGTTCATACATTTCTCGCACTCATAGCCAATGAGCTTACCGGGTGTTGAGTTAAACACTTTTGCTTCTTGTTCGGCTTTTTCTCTCGGAGTGAGTTCTTTAGAAGACTTTCTCGCCCGTTGGATAATTTCCTCCGCTCGCTGTGGTGACATTATTCTTGACATTATCGCTTGGATTGAATCCATATCCTACACCTCCTCTGTCTTGGACCTTATTAAGCCATTTAGTAATGAACCCTTTAATGCCGGTTCTTGTTTTTCTTCTGCTCGGATTAGCTTCGAGCCACCCCAACATCGAACGCAATTGTTGTTCTACATCAACAGCAGGATACAAAATTTTGTAGTGCTGAACATCAGATTTTGAAACTGAATAATTACTCTTATCGTTCAAAGGTAATGTAATAAAAATATTTTCACCGGCGGTGTCGGCTGCATTTGCAGACGGCATCGCATAATAATTATTTCTATTTACTTTACTTTCCTTTACTTTACTTTTCTTTGTGTCGTTCTCGGAGAGATTATGTTCATTCTCGGAGAGATTATGCTCATTTTCAGGTATAACTATATAAGCCTTTGTTTCTTCCGTTTTCAAAAGCCAATATAATCTATTTATTGTGCGACCTCGCACGGAGCGTTTTTCGATAGCGTACATATATCGTTCTTGCATCATTTTGTTGGTCAGTATGCTCTCCCTATCAAACAGCCCGTTATCAAACAGCCCAATTCGTAAGCAAAGCTTAACTACCTGATTTACCGTATCTGATTTAATTCCACCGCTCATTCGTTTCGCTATCGTGGCAGCACTGGTTTCTTCTCGCCACTCATAATAGTAACCATTTGTTGCATAAGCTTTGGTACAAATCCAAAAAAATACTCCAAAGCCGTCCCAACCCTGTGCATCAATAAGCACATCAAATCTCTCATCATCATCGAACAAGTGAACATCCCAAGCCGCAAAGTCAAGCCCTCGCTTTGGTTGTCCAGCCATTCACTGTATCACCTCTTTCTTTTTGTATTAAGTTTCAGCTTTGTACAAAGATATTCATCAAGCTCTATACCGTAGATTTTGTACTTATCAAACAGCTCTTTTTCATGCCGATGTGCTTCATCGTGGTGCTTTCTGCAAAGGCATATAGCTTTTAATCCTATATGTACAATCTGTTCCCTATCTCGCCCCATACCAATTCTGTCAACATGATGAACTTCACCTGGTGCATTGCATATTGCACACTTACGATTTTCAAGACAACTGTACAAGTATCTGCCTATATCATCTGTAACATTAAGCAGAGTATCTCTTGTTCCGATATTTTGGTAGAAACAAAAATCTATCAGATAGCTTATGAAATTTCTTGCTACGCTTTTTTCGCAATCAGACAGCGAAAAGTATTCAATGCCAAATTCACCGCAAAAATTAAACTTGAAATATTCTTTAATCCATTCGGGATTATCTCCGCACCAAAATGCTATATCTCTGATGATTGCGTATATTTTTCTTCGCTGTTCGGCAGAAATCGTGCGCCCGTCAACAATTCTGAGTTCAATTTCATGTACTTGTTTCTGTGCAAGTTCTCTGCCGATACGCTCATGCGGTCTTACTATTAAGTTATATCCGTCATAAGATACTATGTTCGCTGATGTAATCATACTAAGTCCTCGTGTTGGTGCATATAAAAGAAGAAACTGTTATTACCCATATTTTGATACAACCATTCATCGCACTTTTCTTTGCTCAAATGTGTACGAAGAACTCTATCTTCGTACACATATTGACCTTTCAATCGTTTATCTTTTATTCGATTAAGTAATTCTGTTTTTGAGTAGTTAGCTTCTACAAGATACAAATCGTAGTTCTTAGCTGTTATATGAGCGATTTCCGATGTATCAGTTGCGTATATAACTTTATATATCCCCTGTTGAGTGTTGAAGTGTAACTTCCAGCCGATATTAGGAACATCATGCCGAAGTGGTACTGCTGAAAAAGTAATATTGCTGATTGAGTACCATTTATCCTGAGCGACTATGAAAGAATTGTATTGAAAGGAGGTATCACCTAATAAAAAAAGCTTTTTGCAAAGATAATTGGGGTAAATTATCCGAATACAAGGGTGTTCGGACAGCAGTCGCTTTAGAGTAGCAACATTACAATGGTCTCCGTGTTGATGAGTTAAAAAAACATATTTAACTCGGTCAACCACTTCACACTCAACAAGTTTGCTGAACGGCACTCCGCAGTCAATCAAGACCTGACCGTCAAGAAGAACTGCGTTGCCCTTAGAGCCTGTACTTATTATCTCTAAATCAATCATTTCATTCTGCAAGATCATCAATAGAGAACTGTTCTTCATCCGGTTCAGATGAAGATGAATTGTAAATTTCAGGTGTTTCAGCAGGAACTTCTGCATCGATCATAGTATCGGTGTCATAATTGGGAGTTCCGTCAGCATTGATAATATGATTATCAGCTTCATATGCTGTCTGCATTTCAACACTCATAATACCCCATTTGCTTATAAGCTGTCTGAGCATTGTCTTTTTTGCCATAGCATCAAAATCCTTTGCCCAAAAAGTGTAACTTGTACCCTTATTGACATCGCTTGCATATCCGGCTGAATACTTTAATGCGTGCTGTTTCATCTTATCCTTACTCCAGTAAAGAGCCTTTTCAAAGCCATTTACATAGCGAAAATAAGCATAGTATCCGATAGTTTCGGCAGATTCACGCTCTGTTTCATCTTCAATCATTTTAATTGCTATTTCCTCGGTGAGTGGGTCCCAGTTAAGTAGTTCGCCCTCTTTTACTTCTACAACATTAAGTCTTTTATACTGACCACTACGAATAGCGAGCTGTATGTATCCACGATAGCCAAGAACAAATGTAGCTGTTGTACGCTTATTCTTTCTGTCCTTAAACGGGACCATATAATACTGACCGAGCTGTGGTGACGGAGGAAGTCCGAGAGAGTGACCGCAAAGAGCCGCCGAAAGAATTGTAGCTGCATCGCATTCTTCGAGTGCAGGATTTGTACTCACCACAGATGTGATAGCCGCCGTAAATTTCTGAATTTCCTTCGGGTCTTTCATTGAGTTTGAAAGACTTTTCTGAAAAGCCTGTGTCTGGAGCATTGACGAAAACTTCGGCTTTCTCTGCTGAATCTGATTGTTCTGATTATTATAATTACTCATAGCGTAATCCCCTTTCGTTGATTAACTGCTTAACAGTAAGTGCAAAATCTTTAAGCTGTGATTTTGTACCGTAAACTTTGAATGACAATGACAGAACTTTTTCATCTTGCTGTGGCTGTTCTGATATTTCTTCAACCGGAGGAGCAACTTCTTCAGGCACATTTGCAACAAACGGTTCATATTCGTCAAGAGTGTTGCTCACAGCCTGCTCGGCTTTTTCACGCTCTGCTCTTTCGGCTTCTGCCCTTGCTTTTTCTTCTTCAATAGCCTTGTACCTCTCGGTTACGGAAGTTATTGCAACCGATACATTCAAAGACCGCTTATACTCGTACAGGATTTCGTCCTTGTGCTCCTGCGTTGCGATAAGCTTTAAGTCATCCATAATCTTGTCAAGGTTAGATTTTATAGTTTCTTTAAGCTTTTTGAGAGATACGCTCATAGTAATGTTTAAACTAACTTGCTCATATGCCACAAAATCAATACCGAGTGATTTTGAATACTCATCAAAATAGCTTTTTGATTTTTCGTACTTTTCCTGTTTAAGACCCTGCTCAATGGCGTCAACCTTACCTTTAAGGGCGGAATCAGCTTTCTTATAAGGCAATGACACGCAATCTTTGTAAACTGTTTCAAACTGCTCATACGGTGTCATTATTTCCGATTTAACCGCTTTTCGGCGAGTTTCAAATTCCGCAAATTCCTTATTGAGCGATGAACGCAACTTCTTGATTTCCTTGTAGTTTTCGTCTGTACATATCATTTCGCAGGCAGTGTTTACCTTTTTCTCAATTTCAGATTTAACCAGCTTGAGATTCTCGATGATGACAGGAATCTGAGCTACCTGAATTAAATCGGTTGAATCAGGTTCTGCATCATTAACTGTTGACAGATTTTTTACTTCTTCCATATCAGCAGTTTCAAGCAAATTAACGGGTTCTGTAATTTTGGTCATTTTATGTTACCTCCTTAATCTATCGACCATTCTTCCTCGGTAATGCCGTGAAAAAGTTCGGCACATTCACGAGAACAGAAAATATCATCATTTGTATCTCTGAAATATGTATAATCAGATCTGAGTTCTGCGTTGCACGCTCTGCAATGCCCCATTACCGGTACTTGCGGTGCGTTTGGGCACATCGGATTACACGGAGTGCTTCTGCATACTTCGCACATTTTAATATCTCCTAACTATTGATTTTTCGATTCAATATGATATAATGAGCTTGTTTAAATTTCTTTTTGTTTAATCCCGTGTTGCTGTTCCTAAGCAATGCGGGATTTCTCTTTGCCTGCAAGTTGCATTTCAAACAACGCCTTTGATACTCTTTCAGCTCTGAGTTCTTCCCTGATAAGCTGTTCAAGGTAATAATCCTCAAGGCGTTCACCGTTTGCATCACCAAATCGGCTGATAATAACCGCCAACTTGTTCTTAGCGTGTGCCTTAGCAATTTCAAACTCAGATTCAGTGCATATGTATCCGTTTGAGGATATAAAATCAGTGTAATTCAAAATATTTTCCCACCTTTATATTTGATAAACATTTTGCTAAGGTCCGCAAAATGTTCTTTTCATCAAACAACCTTGTAGTCTTTGGCATTTTCAACCCCCACACATTCAAAGCCGAAGGATTCGGATTCAGGCGTTTCAAGGGCTTTGAGCTTTCGGGTAAGTTCTGCGTTCTTGGCTCTTTCGGCAACATACAATGCTGTCACCTTGTCAAGTTTTGCCTTGGCTTTTTCAAGGTTGCTGTGTGCCATTTCAAGGTCGGTCTGCGTACTTGCAAGGCGGTTTCGAGTGTGTTTGAGTGTCAGCTCGCTGTAAAAGAGCTTGTCCTTTAATGCTCTCTTGGTCAGTCTGTTTCTTAATTCCATTGTCAATGCTCCTTTATGTATTGTCTGAGTTCGTCCTTGTCGAACCGCCATTGTTTGCCGATTTTGTGGGCAGGAAGAACGCCCTTTTGTGCAAGCCGTGTTGTGTAATCAACATTAAGTGCAAGCAACCGTGCCACATACGGCACATCAATTATCACCGGCACTTCATCCCAGTTGACTATTGGTCTTTCTCTCGGCATATGTACACCTCCTATTTTTCGTTGGTAATTTTGTCTGAAACGATTTCTACCGATTCCACATCGGCAACGCTGAGTGCCAGCTTGAGCAGTACAACCTCACCGACCGAGCGTGTTATCTGATAGCTTGTAACATACGGAATTTCTGTTCCGTCAATTTCAAGAAGAAACTTGTCCTTTGTGTCAATAAGTTTAAGCTTTGCCATTTTCTTCACCTGCTAAAATAAATATTACTCATCATCTGATTTTGGAAAATGATAATGATAGATTGTGTTGCCGTTAATATCAGTTTCAATTGTGCAGTCACCTCTGTAATCGCTTTTCAGCAGATTCATAAATTCTGCGATTTCATCGGGTGTGCCTGTTATCTGCATTGTTATCACCTGCTTTCTATTTTACCTATCTTGATTTCTACACCCAAAGCCGTTAAGAGCCTGTCGGCATTTTCAAGAGATATGCTCTTTTTGCCTTTTTCCCAATACTGAATAGCTCTTTTAGTAAAGCCCGATTTCTTAGCAAGCTCGCTTTGTGAAAGACCTTTCTGTTTCCTGCTTTTAAGCAAGATTTCAGCAAATTCATTGATGTGCATTGATTTCACCAACTTTCTATGATATACTATATGTAGTGATGAACCGCAATTCATTACACTATATAATGGAAGGAGTCTTTGCTTATCAAAAAGACAATTTATAACTGCGAATCATTGAACGATAACCTTAGTAAGAAAAATCTTGAAATCGAATATCCGTCAGTCTGTCCTATGTGTCACAAATCTGGCGACCCCTCGTATTTAAGCTCCTACTATATTGACGATGAACATACTTCTCCAAATCTTTTTGTTCATTTCTTCTGTCACAATTGTGAAAAGACCTTTTTAGGTAATTATCATATACGTCGTTATTACGATATAACTGACCTAAGAGGATTTGAGCCGGTTTATGATGTTGAAGAACGAGAATTTTCAAAGCATATCAAGGATTTATCACCTGATTTTTGTAGCATTTACAATCAGGCTTATGCTTCACAGCAGTATCGTTTGAATGATATTTCCGGAATGGCTTACAGAAAAGCATTGGAATTTTTGGTAAAAGATTATGCCATTTTTCTACACCCTGATGATAAAGAAGCAATAATAAAAGCTCCATTGTCACAATGTATCAATAATTATATTGACAATGGTAAAATCAAACACTTAGCTGTGGCTTCTGCTTGGATAGGTAATGATGAAACTCATTACGAAAGGAAGCAACAGGAATACAATGTTGACGACTTAATCGAATTTATAAATGCAATCGTTTCTTTTATAGATTTTGACATTTCTGCTATTCACGCAGAAAAAATGACAAAGAAAAACTAATTATCATTACCCGTTGAGAACCTAAAACTAAAATTGAAGAATTCAAGCTGATTGATTGTATCCTGCAATTCGTCAGCTTGTTTTTTTGCCTTTTTTATAAGGCTTTCAAACTCCTGCAAATTTGTAGCCGATATATTAAGCACTCCTTCATTTGAATAGTTGCCTATCATTTTATTTTTCATTTCTTCACCTGCTTTTCGATATTTTATTGCTTTACACGACCTTAAATGTTATGATTAACTATGAAAGGAGGCATAAATATGAATGATATTTTATCGTGGTTGACTTTAATAATATCCGCAGTTTCAACCTTATGCACTCTGGTTCTGTCTTGGATATTATTTAAAAAGGAACAGAACAAAACCTATCTGAAAGAACGATATGAATTAGTGATTTTCCCCATATTCAACCTGCTTGAAGAACATTTGTACAAAAAGGAAATTACTTCTGAAATTAAACAAGCCGTTGAAAAATGCGAAGATATTATTGCCGATAATAAACTTATCGCAGGCGGAAAACTCAGCTATGTATTTTCTCTTCCATTAGATAAAATTAACTTTCAAAGCATTTCAAAATTAGTCGACAAAGAATATGATGATTGTTGTTGTGCTTTAGGAATTCCTTTAAGACCGTTAGATAAAAAGATGTATACATACAAAACACGAAACATAAAAGTTTTAATATTAGGAATTACTAAATATTCAATACCGTTGATTGCGGTTTTCCTATTATCAGTAATTCTAATTATACTTTTTGAATACTTCTTTCTTAACGGATAACTCCTGCTTTGATAAGCATTGCTATAATCAGCAGAAGTAAGCTAATTGCGTTGAGAATAAACACTACAAACATTAAAAACTTGTTCAATTTTCATTCTCCTTTGCCCACTTAATCAGATCCATAATTTGAGCGTCGTGCTTATCAAGGTAGCTGTCTATTGTTTTATACAAATGGGCGGCTACTATTTTTATTGCTAATACTGCTGAAACAAAAGCTGTGCAAAGCATTAGCAGTCCTAAAATTATTATTACTTCCGTCTTTCTTCACCTCCTTACGCTGTTTTCTGTGAATAAAGCAATGTGTTATTGTTTTAAACGACCTTGTATGGTAATATTAAACAAAGGAGTGGTACATATGCTTGATAAGAAATGCAGAAAGATTGTAAAATGCTGTTTAAAATATTATCCTGACGAAAGAATTATTCAAACAACAGATTTACAAAAACACCTAAATTTCAGCAAGATGGAAATACGCTATTGCTGTCAGAGATTGAATAAATTAGGTTTCTTTGATTCATTTCAAACTTCAATAGAAGACACGGTTCATTTTGTTCCGAGTTATAAATTGTTTAATTATAAAGAACACGAAAGAACGAAGATTAAAGAGTTTTTGATAAACTCCGTAGCAATACCCGTCATCGTGTCAACACTATCAAGCATACTAATAACGCTGATAACACTGATGATATCAGGGATACTGCAATAGATGTAAAAATCGGGTATTTCATTAACCATTCAAGGATAAACACCTTATCTCACCCCCTTAGTTTTGGTTGGATTACATAGTCTGTAACAATTCTTTGAAAAAGTCACAAAATTGTTTGACAAAATATAAATATTCTTGTATTATCGTTAAAGAAAGTAATATATTTACAGAAAGGAACATATTTATGGATAAACTTTACTTTAACAATAATGCCGATGAAAATGCTGAAATTGATTTTCAGCAAATGCAATTATACATTTCTCGTAGTTTCGCTCAATTAACTAATGAATTGAAACCTATGTATGATGAGTTATTTAAGTCTTTAAGCAGCACCGTAAGTCATACAATTAGTGAATCCTTTCAAAAGGCTTTTGAACCTATAAAAAACGCTTACACATTTTCTCCCGAAGTTGTTAAAACATTTCAAGAGCGTATAAAAGGTTACTGCAAAGAATTTCCAATCCCGCAAAATGATAAAGAAGTATCTGTTCATTTAGATGATAAACAGCTGGAGGTTTTGGAAGCTGTTTATATCCCCGTCAACGATTATTCTAATTCTGAAAAATCTGATAAGAATATTAAAATAATGTCAGTTCAAGCAATATTTATATTGATTTCACTTATAACGACAATAATAACGCTTGTAACGACCACTATTGAAAACAACACAGCACTTGTCAATAATGATACCGCTCGTGTCGAATACAAAACGGCTGAACTTAACAACGATACAGTTCACACACAGTATGAATTAGCACTTCTTAACGATTCACAAGATGATAAAATCGACACCTTACTTAAAACAGCCAATGAGCTTATAGAGAAGTATAATGAATCTACCTCAGATGAAATTACTTCTTCAAATTAAGACCTGAAATTATAGAACAAAGAAGTTTTGTCAAGTTCTGAACTTCAGCCTGAAGAACTTTGAGTTCTTTATTTTGCCATATAAAAGCAAGACCTACCAAAATAAAGCCAATTGCTCTTGCGGCTACTTCAATTAAATATCCGATATCTGCAGCTCCCATCTTCTCACCTCCTCGGTTAAACTATAAAGCTGAATAGAAATGCACTCTATTCAGTTTTTTGTTGGTTTGTTAGTTTAGTTTTCTAAACTTTCGGTGTAAAAAAATAAGTTGAAATATCTGCGGTATTTAAGCCGAGAATATCAACTGCCTTGAAAATCTCTGACTGCGAAAAATCGCTACTATTATTGATTTTTGCAGTCATAGTAGTGGTTGACCAGCCCATTTGTTTAGCAAAATTAGAATGGGTATCGCACTTCTCTTTGATTTTGCCCTTTAACTTATCATAGTTAAAGCAAATTTCATTCGACATCTGTATCACCTCCTGTTCAGATTTTCTAAACTAATTGTAACGCATATATTTTCTTTTGTCAACAGTTAATTTCAACTTTTCTAAACTTTTTTCAAATTTTTCTTGATTTTTTCTAAACTTTATTATATAATGCAATTAAAGAAGAGGTGAGCATAATGGCTAAATTTCACAAGCAGTTAATAAAGGCTATGGAGCTAAAAGGAATTACTCAAAAGGAACTTTGTAAAAAGACTAATATACCTAAGTCCGCAATGAGCCAATATATGTCGGGAAAATTTAAACCGAAACAAAAAAGAACCTATTTATTGGCTAAAGCCCTTGATGTAAACGAGGCTTGGCTAATGGGTTTTGATAATGTTTCTATGGAAAGAGAAAACAAAGAAGAAGACCAAGCAATCCCACTTCCGCAAACAAATGTATTTATGCGACCGGTATATGACAGCATTTCGGCAGGGTTCGGAGTGATAGCTCAGGATGTGCCTGTTGACTATATGCCTACATACATCACTTGCCCCTCAGAACAGGATAAATATATATGGATAAATGTTCACGGCGATTCTATGAGTCCTCTGATTGATGACGGCAGTAAAATCCTTGTTAAAAAACAATCTTCCGTTGACAGCGGTCAGATTGCCGCAGTTCTCGTTGACGATGAAGAGGCTGTTGTTAAAAAGGTCCTTTACAACGATAACACCGTCGAGTTGCATTCAGTCAACCCCTACTATCCCCCACGAGTGTTCAAAAATAACGACGTCACTCGTGTTCAAATCCTCGGTCTTGTAAAAGAAGTAAGTAAATCACTGCAGTAAGGAGAGTAACTATGGCAAACAATTCACTTATAACATTAAACTGCCCGAATTGCGGCAGTCAGCTCGAAGTTAATTCTACAGAGATGAAAACCAACTGTAAATATTGCGGCACTCAAATTCTTATTAAGGATTTCATCACCGAACGCAGAATTGATAAAAATGACAAAATAAAGGCACTTGAAGATTTGGTAAACAATGCGGCAAATAACGGCGATTATGCAAAGGCATATAGGTACAGCGAAGATATTTGCAAGCTCGATTCATCAAATGAAAACCTTGTCAAGATGAACCTTTTCGGCTTTATGGCAGGCAAGATTGAATTTAACAGTTCATTGCTCGATGATTTGTACTCGTTTTCTCCCGATGAACACAGAAGCTACCTCAGCAGGATTTTAGGGGCAGTCAACACCCGTAAGCAAAACGAGCTTGACAAAGCTCTCAAAATTGCCAATGAGCAGAGAAGAAGAAACGAGGCGGCTCAGATTAACAACAAATATACCCCTGTTATTTTTCAGATAAATACCGAGATAAACAAGATGAAGCAAAAGCGTTGCAAGTGCGGTCATATGCTTGAATACAACGAAAATGTTTGTCCGAGCTGCGGTATGAATTACGGTGACTATCAAACTGAACTCACCCGTATTAAAAAGGAAAAGAACAAAAAAATGGTAAAATTGGGCGTAATCATCGGCGTGCCTGTTGTAATTGCCATAGTCATTTTTGCATTTGTTTACAACGCAAATCTTGTGAACAACATAAATACCGCAATTGACAGCAAGAATTATACAAAAGCTGAACAGCTGATTGACGGCTATCAGGAGGCTAACCCTACACGAACAGATGTTTATGAACTCTACGCCGACCTCTATCTTGCAGAAAACAACCCCGAAAAAGCCATTGAAAAGCTTGAAGAAGGAGTCCGCCGTGTTTCTTCATCAGGCAAAAAAGATTTGCAAAATAAAATTGACGCAATCAAACAGGAATATAATTTGGAATAATCCCATGTCAAACCGTTGCCACAGCACCATACACCGACAGCCATGGTCTGCCGATTAAATAAGCTAATGAACATAACCATTAAGCAATGTATAAAAATAAATGAAAGGAGATAATAAATGTCTAAAGTATTAACATTAGATGAACTAAAAGAGCTTATAGAAAATGCGATAATCAGTATAAAGAGTATGTTTCAGACTTTGTTAAACCGAAATACAGAAAAAGATAAGAAAAGAGCGTCACTTTTAGCGTATTGGCTTAAAGATTACTCAAAATATATTACCGAAGAAGATGAATTCGACCCTAAAAAGCTCCTTAGGTACAAACGAGGAGATATTCTTCAGGTAGAGTTTGGGTATAGAATAGGAAGAGAACTTGGCGGAAGACATTACGCAGTGGTAATGGATGTAAAAAATGACCTTTATTCCGATACAATCACCGTTATACCTCTGATTTCTTTGAAGGATTCATATAAACCAAATCGCTTTAATTATATTTTAGAAAAAGGCATATATGAATTATACAGCGAAAATGTTGAACGCAAGTTTGATAAAACAAAGTTACAAATTGATAAAATGAGCAAACTTGCAGACAGCAAGTTAGAAGATTGCACAAACGGTGTCATTACCATTGACGAATATAAGAAATTTTTATCTTCACAAGGAAAAGTTTCTCGGGAATTGAACTTACAAATTGCAACTATAGGTAAGCATTTAAATGCTATGGATAAACTAAAGCCTGGTACTGTTGCAAACATAGGTCAAATAACAACTATAAGCAAAAAGCGTATAGTCAACCCGATCAGGAATACAAACAGTCTATACAATGTAAGACTTTCCGCTTCTGATTTAGATGAAATAAATGAAAAACTGAAAAAATTATATACTTTTGAAAAGAATAATTCTTGACGAACCGCATACAATATGTTATACTGTTGATACGAAGCCATTAAGTGGCAGTGCTTAAAAGCACAGACAGTATTAAGCAAGGGCATCTCGTCAAGTACGAGGTGCCCGTTGCATTTTACAAAGAAAATAAAAAACCGCCCACAGCGGCAACTGTGAGCGGTCAAAATAGGGATAAAACTATGAATAAAAAGAACAATCAAATGCCGTATAATACGGCTAATGAATTTAGATATAGCAAACAATATAACAACACTACCAATGAATATATTCAAAACCGTTTAATTGCCCAAATAAAATGGTATGGTGATAAAAGCAGAAAAGAGCAAAAACGCTATAAACAGTTATCTGTTGTTTCTATAATTGTAACAGCAGTCATACCGATATTTACACTACTACTTGATTTTGATTTCATAAATACATTTGCTAAAATTGTAATAGCAGTTCTTAGTTCGTGTGCAAGTGTTATTACCGGAATAAACACATTGTATAAGCATAAAGAACTTTGGGTTCAATACAGAACTAATTGTGAACTGCTAAAAAGTGTCCTACATAGATTTTACACACAGTCTGATGAATTTAACGGTAAAACAGAGGAAGAAGCTTTTAAGATATTAGTATCAAGTTGCGAACAATATTTTGTAAAGGAATTTGATAACTGGAATAACATTTACTCCTCAATAGGATCTTCTACAAGTTCATAAGATTTTTCAAAGATGTCAGGCTTACAGGGATACTTTTCGCCCCTTAATCCGGTAATGATATAATCTCCTACACTTGCTTTCATATCACCCTCAAGTGTATGGATAATCATTTCTTTGTCAGTCTGATATGCTTCAATTACAATTGGTTTTTTACGATATTTTTTAATCTTTTGTTCCATTTTTACAACTCCTTAATTTATTTTTAGAAAGGATGATTATATGCCCAGTTTAAAAACATACGATATATTTATTAGTCACGCTTGGAAATACGGAGAACAGTATACCGACTTGATGGATTTGCTTGAAAAAGCACCTAATTTCAACTTTAGAAATTATTCTGCTCCCTCAGATAATCCATTGAAGAACCTCAACAACACTGATGTTAAAAATAAATCTGAGATTACAAGTGCTATTAAAAGGAAAATCAAACCCGTTAACGCTGTTGTAGTAATATCAGGAATGTATGCAAACAACAGAGAATGGATGGAAAAAGAAATAGAAATAGCTTTGGAATATAACAAGCCGATTATTGCATTAAAACCTTGGGGCAACACTAATATTCCTACATACATTCAAAATGTATCGGATGTAATCGTTGCTTGGAATACATCCAGTATTGTTGGTGCAATAAGAGAATACTCTCTGTAAATTATTATAACCGAAATAATTATTTTTGTAAAATAAGCAAATTTGTAAAAATTGTACAAAAGAGAAAATCAAAAATGAATATATATACAAATCCGCCCTGCTCGACTGGTCCTCGAACAGAGCGGAATCATCCACACAGGGTGCAGATGATGCAGTTTAATGCAAAATAATTGTATCATATTCCCTTGTGTTTTTCAAGCAATTTTAAACACAAGGGATTTTTGCACCCTTTTTTAAGCAAAAGGAGTGTATATTATGGCAAAAGCAAAACTTAAAAAGCGTGCAGACGGACGCTATCAAAAATCTGTATATCTTGGCAAAGACGAGGACGGCAAACGCAAATACAAAACCGTCAACGGTTACTCTGTCAAAGAGGTTGAAGAAAAGGCACAGCTTATCAAGTTACAAATCGGCAAGGGTATGGATGTACTAAACACAGGAATGAAATGGGGCAAACTCGTTAGCTTGTGGCTTGCCTACAAAAAATCCATACTTTCCGAGGGGCAGTACAAAACCTATTCAATTTATCTGAGCCACTTCTCTGCCCTGAATGACCGACCGATTAATAAACTTGTCAAATCCGACTTTCAGCAGATAATTCTTGACGAATACGCTTGCAATTCACACACAGGCAAGCCAACCGCAAAAAAGACTTTGCGTGATTGGCGTGGTGCAGTAAGGCAGGTGTTCAATTATGCCATAGAAAACCGTGTAATCGAATTTTCACCTGCACAATACATAGAGATACCCCGTGACGCAAAAACCTCAGAACGACGAGCATTGACCGCACAGGAACAATTGTGGGTGGTATCAACAGAACACCGTGCACAATTGCCAGCTATGATAATGATGTTTGCAGGTTTGCGACTGGGCGAATGCCTCGGCTTGCAATGGCGAGATATAAACCTAACCGAACGAACAATAGATGTTCATCAGAAACTTGTGACCAAAGGCAAGGCGCATATTGAGCAAGGAGCAAAAACTATATCAGGAGTGCGTACTGTTACAGATGTTCCGAAAATACTTATTGATTTTTTAAAGAAACAGCCTGAACATAAACTTGACGATTTCGTTGTAACCTCCACAAAAGGCACGCTGATGAGTGATACAGCGTGGCGAAGGCTCTGGAATAGTTATATGGCTGATCTAAATATCAAATACGGTGATTTTTCAGAGTATGAAAGACAGCCGAAAAGTAAGTACGACCCTAAAGGCGTGCCGTTTGTGATTGATAGATTTACGGCTCATTCGCTCCGTCATACCTGTGCTACAAATCTGCTCTACACAGGACACGAACTACACTATGTGCAAAAACAACTCGGACACGCTAAGCCGTCAACTACTCTCGACATCTACACACACTATGTCGAATCACTACCGAAACGCAAATCAAATAAAATAATCAGTATTGACGCATTGATTAAGGAGTTTAAACCTACCCAAAAGCAAGCATAA